AGGTCGGTCATCTCTACGACGTGTGCGCCTGCCCGCAGGGCGCGTACGCGCAAACAGTTTCCCAGCTGCGCACGTATGCGGCTGGGATCGGTCAGTCCTCGCAGGAGGAGGCCGGCCTCGTCAGCCCGGAGTCCGTGCGTAAGCAGCATGGCTTCGGGGGCGAGATCGCTGTCAGCCCGAACAACGGGGGCGGCGTGGTGTCCAGACGGCTCACCGCAACAGAACTGCGGCGAGTCGGCCGTTACACCAGAAAGGGCTAGAACCACATGGACATCACCAAGCTCCGCAACGCTGCCGACGAGGCAGCCGCGGAGGTTGTCAAGCGGTCCGACGAGTACGACGCGATCGCCGACAACGCCGATGCCTCCGACGAGGAATACGAGGACGCCAAGCGGGCGCTCCTCGAAGCCACCGAAGAGGCCGAAAAGCGCGAGCAGCGCGTCAAGGACGTCGAAGCGTCCGAGCAGGCCCGCGCGAAGTACACAAAGGAGCCCGGCTCCGAAACCGAGACCGAGATCAAGCGCGACAAGATCACGGTCGACGAGCCCGACATGTACACCCAGAGGAAGCCCGGCTTCCTCCAGGACCTGTACCGGTCGCAGCTCAAAGGCGACCCCGGCGCCGCGGAACGGATCGCGAAGCACCAGGCGTACGAGATCGCGAAGCTCGAGGAGCGGGCCATCGCGACCGGCACCCTCGGCGGCATCATCCCGCCGCAGTACCTCGTCGACCTGTACGCCAAGGCGCCGAGAAACGGCCGGATCTACGCCGACCAGCAGAACCGGGACGACCCGCTCCCCGACACCGGCATGAGCCTGATCGTCCCGCGGCTCACGCAGGGCACGGCCGCGTCCGTGCAGGCAACAGAGAACGCGACGCTGGACACGCAGGACGTCGTCGAGCTCGACCTGACCGTCCCGGTCCGGACGATCGGCGGCTACATCCCCGTCTCCAGGCAGACGCTCGAGCGTGCCTCGTACAGCGAAGGGATCCTGTTCGAGGACCTCGTCGCCCGGTACTACGCCGCACTCGACGTCGACTGCCTCAACGGGTCCGGCGCGTCCGGGCACATGCTCGGCGTGCTCCAGACCTCCGGAGTGCTCACCTCGGTCGCAGGCGTGGCAACGATCACGTCGATCTGGCCGAAGATCGCCGACATCATCCAGCAGATCAACAGCAATGTCGGCGGGCTCGGGTACATGGCAGACAAAATCTTCATGCACCCGCGCCGCTGGGGCTTCTTCGAAGCCGCGCTCGACACGGCCGGCCGCCCGATCTTCGGGATCAACGGCCTGCCGAACTACGCGCCGAACGCAGACGGCGAAGCCGCCGGATACGGCCCCGTCGGCCGCATCCACGGCCTGCCCGTCTACACCGACGCGAACATCCCGACGAACTTCCACACCGACGAGGATCCGATCATCGTTTCGGCGACCCGGATCGTTCATCTGTGGGAGCGCAACGAGGACCCGGTCACGCTGTCGTTCGAGCAGCAGGCCGGAACGGCGTTGCAGGTTCAGCTGATCGCCTACGGGTACGCCGCGTTCACCGCGGGCCGGTATCCGGCAGCGTCCGGCTACGTCTACGGCGCCGGTCTCGTCGCACCGACGTTCGGGAGCTGATCCCCGATGGGCAAGTTCGTATTCAAAGACGGAACCGTCAAGGTGAACGGTGTCGATCTCTCTGACCATGTACGGAACGTTGATGTTCCGTTGAGCAAGGATCAGGTGGAAGACACCGGCCTGAACGGCAACGGGCTGCACACGTTCATCCCGGGCCTTTGCAACGAAAGGTTCGTGATCACGTTCGCGAACGACTTCGCCGCCAGTTCGGTATACGCGACGTGCTACCCGCTGTACCGCTCTGAGGAAGCGTTCGAGGTCGAGGTGATCCCGAACGCGGGGGCTGCTTCGGCGACGAACCCGAGGTGGAGGGCGTTCTGCCAGCTATTCGACTACGACCCGGTGAATGCTGCGGTCGGGGCGCTGGCTGAGACGCAGATCAACTTCATCGCTCAGGAGCCGATCGTCCCCTACACGACGTAGGGCTG